AATACACAATGGAACTTGCACAAGACCTTAAAGCAATTCACGGTCTTGACGCAGAAACAGAACTTGCTAACATTCTTTCTGGTGAAATTCTTAACGAAATCAACAGAGAAGTTGTTAGAACTGTTTACACATCTGCTAAAATCGGTGCCCAGACTGATACCGCAACTGCTGGTGTCTTTGACATGGACGTTGATTCAAACGGACGTTGGTCAGTTGAGAAGTTCAAAGGACTTATGTTCCAAGTTGAGAGAGAAGCAAACGTAATCGCTCAACAGACTCGTAGAGGTAAGGGTAACATGATTATCTGTTCTTCTGATGTTGCTTCTGCACTTCAGATGGCAGGTGTTCTTGATACATCTCCTGCCCTCAACAACAACTTGTCAGTTGACGATGCTGGTAACACATTTGCTGGTGTTCTTAACGGACGTTACAAAGTGTACATTGATCCATATTCAGCAAACGCCGCTGCAAAGCAGTTCTTTGTTGTTGGATACAAAGGTACTTCACCATACGATGCTGGTATCTTCTACTGCCCATACGTTCCATTGCAAATGGTTCGTGCAGTTGGTGAGAACACATTCCAGCCAAAAATTGGTTTCAAGACACGTTATGGTCTTACTGCAAACCCATTTGCTGGTGGTGCCGCTGTTCGTTCTGGTGTTATCACTGCAAACGACAACGTATATTACAGAAGAGTTCAAGTTACGAACATCATGTAATAATAAAAAGAATTGGATTAAACCAATCTTGGGGAGAACTTTCGGGTTCTCCCTTTTTTTATTAGCGATATAAATACTATAAAGGAAGAAAATTATGGTAGAATTTAACCCACTCTCAAGACAACCAGATAACTTGGATTTAGCAAGTCCTAGTCAATTTCGGTTTAATTTGTTAAAGTTACCCAATGTGGAATACTTTGTTACAAGTGTAAATGTGCCAGGAATATCATTCTCTGGTGATGCATCTATTAACACTCGTTTCAAGTCTATTTCTTTTATGGGAGATACTCTTGATTTTGCAGATTTGGAAGTTTCTTTTTTGGTGAATGAAGATTTATCAAATTATCGTGAAATCCATGATTGGATGATTGGTATAGGGTTTCCTAAAAATACTGAACAATTTGCTTCAGCGGTAAGAGGAGATGCAAGTTTGGCAACACCATCAGGCGGCGCAAGTGGAAATCCAAAATCTCTTATGACTGACGCTACAGTAACTATACTGACAAATAAAAATAATCCAAAACTAAGAGTAAATTTCAAGGATGTTTATCCACTCTCTCTTAGTGGACTAACATATAACACTCAAATATCAGATACAGAACAGTTGACAGCAACTGCTACTTTTAAATACAATATCTACGAATTTGAGGTATTATAAATAACTATGAGCAGATGAGAAGGTTGACTTGAACAATCAACTTTTAGTCTCCTCAGTGAGATAATATAGAACAGCAAGTTCTAACCAATCACTGCTCGCTTTTATTATTAGGATGTGAATATAGAATGAACTTAGAAGAACTGCAAAAAGAAGCAGAGAAAGATAGTCAGATTGATGACCTTTCTCTGGACATCGAATCCCTTAAAATCCCCAATCTAAAAAGTAAGTGGTTGAGATACCATAGTCACTGGTCACTTCTTGTTAAGAAAACAAAAGGAGACTTTAATGTTCTGAAACTTAAAAAGACAGAATATTATGGTGGTAAGTCAACTGCTGAAGTTTACAGAGACAATCCATTTGACCATAAAGTATTGAAGGCAGACATTCCTCTTTACTTGGATGGTGATGAGGATATGAATAATCTAAAAAATAAAATTGCATATTACGAACAGTGTGTTTATGTTTGTACTGAAGTTATTACAGAACTTACATGGCGACATCAGAATATAAAAAATTCTATTGATTGGAAGAGATTTACAGAGGGAACTCTATAATTGACTGAAATATCAAAAAAGAATGAAGTTTATCTTACAGTTGACACAGAAAGGTCAACTGCAAGGGCGCTATCGGACTTTTTTACATTTGAAGTGCCAGGCGCTAAGTTTATGCCTGCATATCGTAATCGTATTTGGGATGGAAAAATACGACTGTTTTCTCCAGCAACAGGAGAACTTTATCTAGGTTTGTTACCATATCTAATCAAATGGTTGGATGATATGGACGAACCCTATATTATAAATGAGGAATTGAAAAATGAAAAACATATCGACAGAAAAATACTTGATGGATTCATTAGACAGCTTAGACTTCGATCCAATGGAAGAAATATCAAACCTCGTGATTACCAAGTCGATGCCGTGGATTATGCAATCAGAAATCATAGGTCTCTTCTTCTCAGTCCTACTGCTTCGGGTAAGTCACTTATAATCTATATTCTTGTGCGTTATTATATGTTGCTTTTAGAATCAGAAGCAACAGATAAGATTCTAATTCTTGTTCCAACAACATCTCTGGTAGAACAGATGTATTCTGACTTTATCGACTATGGATGGCAAGAAGAGTATATGCAGAAGATATACAGTGGATATGATAAGAACGTCACAAAACGTGTTGTTATTTCTACTTGGCAGTCAATATACAAGTTTCCTACAAAATACTTTGAACAGTTTGGTTGTGTCATTGGTGATGAAGCACACCTGTTTAAAGCAAAATCTCTTACAACAATCCTCACTAAATTACATCTTTGCCCGTATAGATTTGGGTTGACAGGTACATTAGATGGTATGCAAACCCATAGATTAGTTCTAGAAGGACTCTTTGGTTCACTAAATAAAGTCACCACAACAAAAGAGTTGATTGATGAGAAAACACTAGCATCATTTAAGATTAAGGCGCTAGTCTTAACATATCCAGAACATGAGTGTAAACTCGTAAAGGATATGAACTATCAAGATGAAATTGATTTTATTGTTACACACCCAAAAAGAAATGAATTTATAAAAGACTTGACATTGGCACTGAAAGGTAATACACTGGTGCTATTTCAATTTGTAGAGAAACATGGAAGTGTTCTCTATGATATAATTAAATCAAACACAGAGAGAAAAGTGTTTTATGTATATGGAGGCACGGACACACAAACTCGTGAAGATATTAGAGCAATCACAGAAAATGAGAAAGACGCAATCATCGTGGCATCTTACGGCACGTTTTCTACTGGTATCAATATTCGTAATCTTCACAACATCGTGTTCTCAAGTCCAAGTAAGTCCAGAGTTAGAACGCTGCAATCAATTGGTCGTGGATTGCGCCGGAGTGAAACTAAAGATACCGCTACCCTCTTTGACATTTCAGATGATCTTACATACAAATCAAGGAAGAACTTCACTATCAACCACTTTCTAGAACGAATAAATATCTATAATGAAGAACAGTTTGATTATGAGATAAAAAGGATAAAGATGAAATGACTGAACCAAACGCTAAAATACTAAAGTTGTCTAGTGGTGAGGAAATTATCTGTAATGTAGTCAACAATCCAGATCAATCTTATATCAGTGTTGTGCAACCTATGAAACTAAATTCTTGGCCAAGAACAACTAGTAATGGCATTGAGGAATCATTGTCATTACAGAGATGGGTACACTTTGCTGAAACTGATACTTACGATGTACCTAAATCTCAGATTATAGTTCTAACAGAAGCTTCTTTTGGCTTAACAAAATTCTATCTCTATTGTGTTAATAAAGCAAAGTGGGAAGAAGAAGGAGTTCTTAATCCGCCGACAGATGCCGACTTGAGGAGTATTGAAGAAGAGGAATGGGATGAAGAGTTCGGTGAACCTAATAACACTCTACACTAGATCTATCTATTCATTCTCAAACCCAGCATAGTAAATATACCCTCTTGTCAAGAGAAAGTCAATAGATTTTTTATAATTATTTTTCTATTGACAATTGAATCAAGATATAGTATGATGTATCTATTAATCGCACAAAAGCGACAATATATGTGGAGTTATTATGACTAAAAAACAAAAGGGAGTACATTATGTTAATAATGCAGACTTCCTAGAAGCAATGAAACAATGGAAAGATCGTTGCAAAGAAGCTGAGGAACTAGGTGAACCACAACCACCAGTGACTAATTATATCGGTGAATGCTTCTTGAAAATCGCCAACCACCTTTCCTACCGACCAAATTTTATCAATTATACCTATAGAGAAGAAATGATTTCTGATGGGATTGAGAACTGTCTGCAATATGCACACAACTTCAATCCAGA